ATGAACTCAATCACTTTAGTTGGAGTTTCTAGGTCGTCCCACATAGTATATTGTTTTGCTGAATTGAATTTACTAAACATTTCAAGCGTTTCGATGTAGCTATCTTTCAAAAGTTCAGTGTCAAGCAATTTTTGGGCCTTCTCAGCACGTTTAGCAAGTCGTTCGTTAGCTTGTTCCAGTTGCTCCTTTTGTCGCTGTAAGCTCAAGTTGTGATTGATGTAAGCAATCTGCTGTGCATGTCGTCCAAGTTTGCCTTGCGTGTTAAGCTCAATCAGTTTAGCCATTCCCTCGCCAAGAATTTCATCAGGGATAAAGTTATACTTATATTTTTTATTTGTGTTTCGTACGTAGTTGTCAAGCGTTTGTTTGATTTTAAGTTTTTTGTGTAGCTCTCTTAGTGTTGTCATAATACTCCCTCATATATTTTACCAAACTTCAAAGCGTTAATTTTCACTAAATGCTTCAAGTCTGATATAAATTGCTGTTCTTCGTCAAAGTCAAATGGCATTGATACGTTTTCCTTGATCCAAGTGAAAGCTCCGTCAAAGTCTTGTCTTAGTAAGCTCATCTTATCCACGATGTCGATAATTTGCTCTCTCTCTTCTGCTGTATACATGAAACCAACTTTCTAGAAAGGAAGTTCTGATTCATCAACTTCAATCGGTTCAGATTTTCCAAATAAGTCCTGTTCAGCTTGTGATTGACTACTATTATCATTAGAGATAAATACTTTTTCAACAGTAGGGAAAACAAAGTTATAATTTACATATTCGCCTGATTCCTTAGCTTGTACACGTCCACTGACCGTTACGGTGTCGCCTAATTGAATGAAATCAGGTAAGAAAGCTGAACCGTATGCAACTTTTACGTTACTTCCCTTTTCTTTTTCAAACAAAGGAACTGAAATAATTTTCTTATCGCCTTTTGCTGTGTTTACTGTACGTGTATTTTTTTCGTTTGCTTGTGCTGTAACTGTGATGATTGCCATTTTTTATTTTCCCTCTGTTGCTTTCCAAATTGTCATAATATCAAAGATTTCTTTTTTTGTCTTTGTTTTAAGTAGTTCCATGTTAGGATATCCAAGTTCTTCGGCTCTATTTAGTGCTGGCTGGATCTCTCTAAGTCGTTGCTTTTCTGCTTCAAGTTCTTTCTGTTCTTCTGTCAAGTCAGGCAAATCTTCATTTGCGTAGATGTATAGCCCTAATCCATGACGAGCGATTGCCTTAACCAGCCCACGTTGAATGGCTTTATTTACGTCCATTGAAGTCAGTTTCCCAACTGGGATAGATTGGTTTCGATAGTCCATAACAGGCAAATACTCAATGTGTTCTAAGCCCTCAATAGTCATACCAACCTTAACCCAAGCTGTGCGACCGTCTGTGTGATAATTTAAACCTTGTTCATTTTCATAAACTTTATTATTTGCTTCAGGATATACTTTTTTTACCTCAGCCCAAGCAAACGCCCAACTCAAATAGTCAAGGTTATTTTTTTTACTCTTTTTATCATTAACATTAATGACGCTTAATTTTTCAAATACGCTCATTTTCTCCTCCATTTATAGCCTCCTGCACTTTTTCTTTTTCCATTGCAACAACTGCTTATATTCTTTACTAAGACTCCTGTTTTTTGCTCAGCTTGTTTCATTGATTCAAATTCAGTTAATACATTGTCATTTAAGTCTAATTGAATAACTTTTTTAAAGCATTTTTCAGCAGCCCTTTTTGTTCTAGTGCCATGCATGAGGTTTTCTCTTACAGTGCACCATTCAAGATTACTTAAATCATTATTTAACTTATTTTCATCAATGTGGTTTACACAAGGTTTTTCTCCAGGGTTGTCTATAAAAGCAGTTGCTATAATTCTATGCAAATATAGATGCTTCCTTTTATTATTTTCGCATAAGAAATGCCTTGAATATCCATTTTTATGAAGAGAAGGTTTAAGTATTCTTCCGCTTTTTATATTTCTAACTTTGCCTAGATTAGATACTTCGTAATTATCAAAACCATCAATTTTAACAAAAGTTTCAACTTCGATCATTTTATCCTCTTTCCACGATAAATACGTTCCCTTGTCTTGTAATTTCGATATGATACTTAAGCATAGGCAGGATCCAACCGTCGTCCCAGTAGTTCCACAAGTCATTTATTAAGCCATATAGGCACTCGTTAGGACCAACCCTATACTTTGTTTCGTTCATCTCTTCAAGCTCTTTAGATAGCTTTCTAACGCCTCTAGAATAATGTTTACTAGCTTTTTCTCTTGCTCTTAAACTTTTGAAGTTGCTTTTCATATATGAAATTCCTGATATCTTCTTTTTGTTGCTTTTCCTCTTTATCAGACCAGCCAACCTTTTGACCTTTTCGTTTGCCACTTTGGTAAACTCGTCTGTTATCTTCAGGAAAGCCATTTTTGTCAAAGTATATTCTAGCATATTCAAAGTAATTTAAGCTGTTGATGTACTGTTGACTATCCTTTTTGTGATAATTGAGAGTAATTAATCGCCTTTCGGCTAGTTCTTCAAAAGACGTTATCATAATTTATTGGCCTCGATCTCGTTGATTTCATTTAGTTAGTTCTCCTTTATTTCTATATATACTATTATACCAAAACTATTTACCATTGTCAAGTATTAGATGATATTTTTTCATTTATTTCTGCTTTTAATTGTAATGCCCTAATCAATGCACGTTTAGAATAATCATTTCCGCAAGCTGTATGCAATTTTTTAGACTGTCTGACTAGAAATTCAGCACGTCCAAGCCATACTTTGGAAAGCTCGTCATTGTGCCATTCTGCTTTTATCATTTCATCTAATGCACGATATAGCCAGCCATACACTTCAGCATGTAAATTAATTGCTTTGTTCTTGTAGTTGTTCATTGAGTTCATTTTTTGCTCTCTCTATTAATTCAAAGTCATCACTGTATAAAACAGGTTTTGAATATTGTTCATTTATGTTAAATCTTGAATAATAGTCATAGAAGTATTCATTTACTTTTTCATGGTAATAAACAGCGTATTTTTTATCACTCATTTTCTGTTACTTTTCCTTGCTCTTTTGCTAAGTCTAAGAAAGCCTGTGCCGATTCTTTTGTCGTTTCGATTGGAGTTTCAGCCTTTACTTTTTCAACTAGTTCGCTATCAGGTTCTTTTTTTGATTTATTGACACAAGTAAATACTGAATCAACATAAGAAAAGTTTAAATCATCATCAAACTGGTAACCACGCGCTTTTACTGATAGCTTAGAGAAGTCGTTATGCTTGCCACGTTTAGGGCTTAACATCAGCATAAACTCAGCCCAAGCTGTAAGAGTAGAACCGCCTAAGGCATCGCTAGGCTTTACCATATAGGCTTTATCGTCCATTGAGTTTGC